TGCTTTAAATGATTTCGTAAAGCCTTGAGTTCTTCAACAATCTTTTGAGAATTATCAGCATCTTTGCTAGATTCATCAGCAATAGCTTGCCCAATCTCCTTCCACACAGCGGTATAAGCATTACCAGCAGAGATATCCCCTGGGTCACCTGCAATACTTCCACCAAGAAAACTACTAGTCAAATCAGTCATGAAAGATACATTGTAGATGAAGCAATATGTGCTGCGATGTCATGGTTAGCTTCATTAACGTGTGGTGTTCCGTGGTGCCTATTTTGATGCCCTCCTCTACTATGTTGCGTTGCTGGTTTTCTCTTTGCAACTTGCTTTGAATGTCTGTCTTTCAATGTATTTATCTCATGATGCAAGTCAGAAGCATGTGATCCGCCGCCCTTAACTCCTAGGTTAACTGGTCTTTCTCTAGGCATTGGAACATCAGCATGATTTTCCTCTTTAACTCCTTCAATACCTTTCTCAATATCCTCATGACTTACAGGTGTAGACTGATCACGATGTATTGGCGAATATTGTTTATTTTTAAGTTGATAAAGACTATTGTCAATCCATCTGCGAGGTACAGTAGTAGCATTACTAGGTTTTGCTTCTACAGGATCACCTTGGGTTACTGGCGCTTTGCGGAAATGTACGGCTCCTCCAACATCGCTGAATTTAGGTCTAGGTTCTCCATAATCAGGTGTTCCATCAGCGGCCTTTCCAGTATTAACACCTTGATTAAATCCACCTGAAAGAAGCTTCATCCCACCAGCTTCTATGGTTCTCTGGGTCTCACCGTGAGCCTCACCCGTACCTCCTGTAAAACCACTTAGAACATCTCCAATAGGACGCTGAACATCTGCACCTGGTGGTAGTTGGGTGGTGGCAGGGCCTGTAGTCGCTTGCTTCACTTGCTGCCTGGAAGCTACGATAGCCGCCCGGGCTTGATCAGGCGTCATGGGATGTTGCCGACCTTCCTCCCAGGCTTTCACAAGCCAGTCGGGTGCGTTCACGCGACGGCCGCCAGCACCCCATACCACGGGTGTCCCTCCACCGACGTGCATACGGGAAAATCCCATATAGGACCCGTCCTTACCAAACCCGATCCCAGTAGCGCCAGCGGCGGCAGCTGCCCGCGCATAGGTTTTCATTTTCTCAAGGTCCGCGGGGTTGCGAGCATCTAGCTTTTTTCCGGTTGCCGCGTCATAAAGGTCTACATCTCCCGCTGGGTCTTTCAAAGTGTGCCGGGCATGACCGGGCTCGATCCCGTGTGCAATATCGGTGCGAACGCCAGCAACTGTACCAGCGTATTCCATTTGCTGCCGCAACGCTGGAGGCATCTGACCTCCGGTTCCGCTGTGTGTGACAGCACCAGCACCAGTTGCTGGATCATATAACCTAGCATCCTGTCCTGAAGGTGGAGCGGGCTGAGTAGCAGCAGTAGTTCCAGACTGTTGCGCTAATTGCTTCATTCCATTAGCATGATCTGGAAGATCAACTCCAGGAAGTCCACCACGCTGAAATCCACTATTAGCAGACTTTCCTACAGTATCAACTCTTTGTGGTGGCGGTGCCTGCTTAATAAAATCATTTAATGATCTGTTAGCTCCTGCACTAAAAGCAATGACGCTATAATTTGGATTATCTTTTGCATATTTAGCAGCCCCAGCAGTATCAGTATGGTCAAAATACTTGACAGTCTGTCCTCGACTTTTAGCTATTGCTTCCACAGAGGCTGTATCAATCTCTCCACGTAAACCTTTAAATGCAATCAAAGTACCACCAGTGGCAGAGGTAGCTCCAGGAATAGCCCCAGGTGGTTGAGTAGCCTGAACAGGTCGCTGTTGTTGCTGTTGTTGTGGAGCTTTTCTCATATCTCCTTCTTCTGCATATTTCAGAGCGCGAGCTTGTTCCCCACGTTTGTAATATCTATCTCGCCCAGCATTAGGATTAATATTCAGTTTATCAGTATAATTTGCCCTAGCAGCGTAATATGCTCTAATTTGATCCGCAGGAGACATGTTCTTAAAGTTCGGGTCTTTTGCAGCCGCAGCCAATATCTTATTAATACCACCGTGTTGTTGAGCCCCTGACCAAATAGCTTCATAGACTCCTCGGTTATTAACATTATAACCTAGACTTCTAGCAGTTTCCATAGGCCCGCCGGGTTTCTCTAGCTCATGTTGAGCTTGTTTCCGTTGAGCCTCTTTAAACCCTTCTGGATCTTTAGTAGCAACTTCGTGCCATTTTTGATTAAAAGCCTCTGACCCAGGGGTTAAACCCGCAAACTCTTTTTGATACTTAGGATTACTAGCGAAAAAATGACTTAATTGAGAACCAGCGCCCCCACCAGCAGGAGCCAACATTTGCCAAGCACCATACGAATACCCAGCGAATTTACGGCCAGGGCCTTCATCTCTAGTTACATCTCCTGGACGACCACCAGATTCATATTCAGCAGAAAGACCTCCTAAATTTCTGCCAGTATAAACCGGTCCCTCCGGACCACCAGAGGGCACTACTCCTCCTGTTGTACCTCCAGGACTCGGAGCCTGAGTAAATCCCCCAGGTGTCCCTCCTATGTTAGTCGGCGGTGCAAACATACCTGGATCAGGAGCACCTGTATTAGGTACTAATTTAGGAGTAGTTAACTTACTAGGATCAAACGGACCTTGTGTTCGAGTTATTTGTGGTGAAAATAACCCAGGGTCAGGCTGTCCACTGCCTCCAGGTGCAAACGCAGGGTTTGGTCTAGTCGTAGCAGTACGCTCTGTGAATGGTGATGATGGAGTAAATGCACTGGTAGATGGTCCTAGAGGACCTGTACCTGGAGGGAGAAGTGTTTGGTAGCTTGGACCTGCTGGCGCTGCGGGCGTGTCAGGCGTAGTCGGCCCCGTGCTAGGTCCTGTGCCGGGTCTTCCTCCCCCGCCGCCACCGCCCCTGCGAGGAAAGCCTGCGCCAAATCCGCTCCCAGGAAATCCAGGCTGGCCTCCAGGAAAACCGCCGCCACTTAGCCCCGCAGCGCCTCCGGTTAGATCGCCGCCCGTCGTCAAGGAAGCCAATTGGATTCCGTCCGACCCCCCGCCAAATCCTCGTCGGCCGCCTGTCAATGCATCAAGTATCCCAGACAGCAACTCAGTTTGCTTCTTCATCAGAACGACAACAACATCACCTTTATCCGTAGTCCCTGAATTAAACCCATCAGAATAAGCTGGAGTAAGTGATCTAGTTCCACCACCTTCAGTGTACGCCATAGGATGATATAGATCATCACTTAGAGTTCCTGAACCTCCGCCAAGACTTCCCCTTAAACCAAATCTTTGGTCAGGAGTTACAACACTTGACGAACCGTATCCCGATGAATCATCGCCTTTAAAAAGTCCAGGTGTGTGTTGGTATGGTGATGGAGAAGGCATAAGCACACGTGGCCTAGAACCTCCTCCGGCTCCAGGGCCACGCGGTCCCTTAAATGGGGCTGTGGGACGTGTCGGACTCGGTTGTGTTGATGGAGTTGATGGACTAACAGGTGAAGTAGTTGATTGAGTTGTTCCTCCAGGAGACCGTGGCGGGTCGGTCCTCCGTCCTGGGAGCTTGTAATACGGCATCTTTCTATCTGGAATGTCAAAGTTAGGAAGCCAAGTTCCCGGATGTTTAAGCGGGTCACTCCAAGGCACCAACGGCACGTCTTCACCAGAAGGTGTCTTTGGGACACTAGGAGTCACTAGTTCCAACAGCTTCTTCTGTAAGTCTTCTCTCCCTTCTTTCGCCAAATCACCTAGCTTATCATTTAACCCGCTGAGCGTCTTCTTCAATTGCTCTTTTATTTTGTCTGGTCCGAATAGTGCCAGCGCTCCTAATCCTAATGTTCCTAATATACCGGCGCCAACTAATTTCTCTAGACCCTTGACTATACCAAGAGGATGTTCTGGATTCATAAAATCATGAATACGCTTAACGGTTGATGTTGTAGCACTAAGTGTGTCACCGACAACACTTCCGATCCCTTTGAGTGCGTGATAGGTGTCTTTAATAACTCCAGAGTTCTCTTGTATTGCTTTTACGACTATACCCATTCCAGGAATTAGTGCATCGGCACCAGCCATAGCGGCTACACCTATAGGTGAACCGCTTTTTAAGGCTTGATTTCTTAAACCAGCAGTATGTTCTTTAAGACCTTGAGCTAGTTGCTTTATGTCACCTTTGGTGGGGAGAGCATTATCTGAAGGAGTACCAGAAGCGCCCCCTCCAGTTATTTGTTTAATATATCTGGCTACATCTAAGAATTCTTTATGAACACCAGGAGGCAACTGACCAAGTGTTTTACCTACATTTCTTTCGGCTTGTTGCTTAAGTTCATCGCGTAGAGCCTTGAGTTCTTCAATAACCTTCTTGGAATTATCTGCTTTCTTATTACCAGCATCAATAATAGCACGGCTAATTTCTTGCCATGATATCCTAAAGGCAGAGCTTACCGGAAAATCCCCTCCTACTGTCTCAGCCGGACCGTTTGTAAGAAATTGGTTTGTTAGAGAAGCCATTCACCTATTTCTTTCCAACGATCGACTCAAAAGAAGCACGTCTAGGTCGCTCTTGTTCTATCTCCAACTCAACCTCATGCTTTGCTTCTTCAAGAATACGAGCGGCCAGATTGGCAGGCACCTTCGGAATAATCCTTGTTCCTGTTTGATCAACATTAGGTCTCACGGTCTGAGTCTGTGCTACCTCTGGTTCTTCCGTAGGTTCGACACTCTCGACTCTAGTTCCGCTTTTTGGTTGGACAAGTCCTCCAGTTCCCGCTGGTGGCGCTTGTGATACCAAAGCAATTTTTGAAAAGACATCTTTCTTTGCTCGCTGGGCATCAGCTTTAGATGGTTTACGAGAAAGTACTCTAATTCGTATAGCTGCTGTGTCGATATCAGTGGGAAAGAATTCAAAGATTGAAAAGCGAAAGGAAACTTTCTGGTCACCCCCGCATTTATCGCACTTGCAATCCATGATGTTGGTAGGACCGTACTGAAAAGCCCTCTTGAACCCATCAATTACAAAGATGTCTTCTGGGGTAAAAATTTTATTGATGATGTCCCATTTCTCCATTGCATCAAAGTTACTGTCGAACTCCATCATGCATAGGAGTTCGGCTTTCTTGTTGTGGCCTTCATTGGGATTTTGTATCTGGAGGAGTTTGATTTGCTCAGCCGCGCGTATGTCGTCGGTCTCCTTGGGGAGACGGAAGGTGATTTGTAGTCCGCAGGGGAGGTCGAGTGTAGCACCATCGGAGGGGTAATCATCTGGGATAGATGGTGACACTATCTTGGTGAGGTCAAGCTTGCTGATATTAGCACTTTCGCAAGACGGGCAATTCCATGGCAGGTTATACGGGAAGTTCATATAGGAATTGACGCGGTGCCAGTACATGGTAAACAAAAAATCTGGCTCGTAAAGTTCTTCGACTGTTACCCCTTTCAGGGTATTAGTAACTAATTGTCTTAAAGCAGTTACTGACGCAGTCCTTCTGACAATATAATAACTCTCTACTTCATCAGGACCTAATTGACGTATTGAAATATCAGAAGGATAAAGACGTGCTCCTGGCAGAGTAACCGGAAAGTACTGCATTGTAAACTCCTAGTGTTAGCTAGTTTTACAGCTGAAGTTGCTGAAGATTGAAGGCTGCACCTGCTGGCGTTATTCTGGACGGATTGGCTGTTGAAGCTGGAGCACCGCTCTTTTTAGTAATGACACGATTGACTGCAAAAGATTGTGCAATTACTGTTCGTTCTGACGGCCCATAGTCTAACCTAATTGGGTGCATAGCTGTTGGAAAACAATCCTTATAAATAAGATTGTACCTATTATTGTTTTGCATGTCCGTGAGAAATACGCTGATATCCCTAAAGTAATGATCTGGATAATTATATGTTCCGTCATCTATTCCATCAGAATTATAAGTCCTTATCAATTTCTTCCAAGCGTATATGTATTCTATAGGTGTATGATTAATATCATCATAGAAAACAAGACTTAACTCCGAGGCATCAAAGAAATTAGCTGTGAAGTGGTGCCTCCCGCCTATAGGAAAATTCTCTGGAGATGTATTATCAAACCCAGGTTCTAAAGATTGAACAATAGGCGTAGCTACGCCCATAGGCGGTAGGTAAACAGTAAACTTCCATACCTGATGGGGATCAGGAACCGGAACACCACCCCAGGTACCAATAGTTTTAAGACCGCCGGTACCGGGAGTTCCGGTAACACTTTCGGCTGTAACCCCACGCGGAGTAGAGGTCGGGATTTGTACATCAACGCCAACTACCTGAACGGCGGGTACATTAGCCATGACTACGCAGCACCAATCCCTTGTGAGGCAATCGCATCAATGTCGCAGTAATCAAATGACCAAACGATATCTGGTGCAATCATTCTACTATCCGCCATTTGAAGAGCTACAGCTGGATTAGCAATAGGAAACACTCCGTAAAGATAATTAGCGACGGTCGGGTTATTCGGGTTATCATACATCTGGATTTTGGCAGTAGATTGAATGTCCGTCTTGTTAGCACCAACCCCCGTGATCCAGTTATATGCAAGTTTCATCCAAGAGGCGATTGACACCCGAATAACCGAATCGGTACCCTCGACCAGCTGCGTTGACCAAGAGTGATTGAACCTGATTCGACCGGAATAGACCAAGGTAAACCCAGCTAGGTCTACAGGAACCTGATCAAGAGTAAATTGGGGTAACTGAGTTGCTGTACACCTAAGGCTCAATAGCTGAGACGAGATACCTCCTTTAGGGGCAGCTACTGTCATTTGAAACTGATAACCCTTTAAGGGGTCTACGAGTCCTTGTACGTCGTTGATAGTGACGGGTCCTGCCATGATCTTTTTCCCTCTGCTTTTAGGTAGGTGGCTGCCGTATGAGCACACCGGGGAGTAGAGAAACTAGCCTACCCTGTTGAAGCCTAGCCGTGACTTGTGAATAAAAGACTCCTATATCCGCCCCACTAGGAACAAAGAAATTCATCCCAGGTGTAATCTCAATATCTGGGGTAACCATCTGATTTGCTATTGCGATGACCCACCAATAATCATGAGACCCGTAGGCGTTCCAAGAAATAAGATCAGGAACTCCTTCCAGTGAAGCGTCTATTCTTAGAGCCGTACCATCAGAGTTTCTAAGAAAATAGGGAAAATCGGTCCACAAAAATGTGTATGGATCAAGTATATTTTTACCATTAGGATCAGTAACGATCTTGAAAAAATTGTCCATGGAATACGGCCGGCTAATATTAGTAGCCATATCTTACCCGTTTTGTGTAATAGATAGGTTAAAACCCCGTTGTATGACTTGGAAATTGACTCCGGTAGCTGTGATAATGTTCTGAAGTTGGATAAATTCTGCGTCCTTCTGTGGCTGTAGATAAACGTCCACATTCAGCTGGTTAGCGTCAATGATTTGCGGAGTATTGTTGGTTTGATCACAAACCGTAAGGAAGGTATAGACACCGTTCTGTGCTTGCACCGTAGCCAAGTATTGATTGATAGCAGTCTCGATATCCAACCTAGTATACTGGTTATTCAGTTCAAAGAGCTTGTATTTCAAGAACTGTTTTGCCGCACGCTCGAAGGTAATAATCAAGCGTCTGACGTTAATCCTGTCCAAAGCAGACGGTTTGGACTGCTGGGTTTTCTGACCAAAGATGACAATGCCATCTCCCGGAGAGAAGATGATCGGATTGATGTTGACAGGGTTACCGTATAGAGCCTCAATCTCTCCCTGCTGATCATACCGAACAGTCACGTCCATGGGAGGAAGCGTTTCCGATCGCAGAACGGCTCTGTTGTAACCAGCTGGAGCGTACCAAGGATACGTCACCCAGTCCGTACGGGCAAAGACCTGAGCCGCAAAACCTGAGGGAGGAATTGGAAGATTGGGTATATCGTTGTAACTGTCGTATATCAAAAGCCAAGGAGAATACAAAGCTGTGAAGCTAGACTCGATATTCTGATAGTTCAATCTCCAATCAGATGCGTAAGTGATAGGAGATATCTCCGTACGATCATACGGTATGTCAAAGATAGCAAAACAGTCACGACGTTTTTCAGCAATGGCCTGGATCGATTCCTGCACAGACCAGTCATCATCAGAGACATAGCCGCCATTGATCAAGATATTGATATCGACAACCGCTTGGTTCGCGTACAGCTGCCAAGCTTGGATAATGTCACCGGAGGTAATAGCGTTTCCGTCATCTCCCTGAGTAAACCATACAGGGTAACTGGTGAATGCAGGCATTACTGTATTAGGAATGTCCACATTGTCCAAAACTCTGATGTAATTCGAGAGACCGTTAATCCGGGTCTCCAGATACATATTGTTTCCGTAACCGTCCTTCTGGTTAGGAATTCGAGAACACTCCCAGACTTCCTTGGTAATGCTTATTCCATCCGATGTTTCTTGAATAACGAGTCTGAAAGCCGTGGGGTCCCATGCAACCTCTTGGACCTGGACACTGATATTATTCCCCCAGGCTCCAGGATTCTCCGCATAGATCATAAAACAAGTATTAGTAGTATCCGAACCATTGAATATCGCGCTTATAGGAACACCTGTCCCCGGAGCCACGGCAAAGGTAACTTCAAGAGCGCCAACCTCAGGCTCTAGGATACCTGTCGTGATACCCGGACCAGTCACGTTCCCTAAACTGTCCACCGCGACTGGGATAACTGTGGCACCCACAGTAATCGTCTGAAGCGTGATAATAGGTGTAGGAGCTAGTGTCGCAGCAAAGGTCGGATTGCTGTTGTCACCGGTTCCAATCACCTGTGTTTTATTGACAGGGAATGCATCAGGTGTCTCGTCACGAACACCTTCGCCTAGTGGCGTAGTCGGATTATCAGAAACATATGTGGCCGAGATATTCTGATTGTTCGGAGGAGGTGTGGCAAAGGTAACATTGATAACGCCAGAGATGTAATTGATTGTACCATTGGTAATGCCTGCACCATAAATATTCATATTACCCGAGGTAGGCATGTAGTTAGCATTAATCACAGCATTGATAACAGGAGGCGTAGCGAACTGGACAGTAAGATTACCGGTTTGCGAATTGAGGTAACCAGAAGCTATTCCGGGACCTGTGACATTGCCAAGGGAATCAACAGTGACGTTAATCGTAGTAGTACCATTAATGATAGTCATTAACTTGCTGATGGGAGCACCGGACAGGAAGGCCGTAAATGACGATGTAGTCCCGTCTCCTAATCCAACCTGTTGCTGCTGGTAAACCTGGACAGGAACATCCCCAGAACCGAAATTAAGACTCGTAAGCGATACAAGCGGCACCATAAACAATATACCAGCAAAAATTCGACTGGTGCCATTGGCTACAGCAAACTTTTCAGTACTAGACTGAGTTAACCCAGCCTGATTGACCAAAAGACCAGCATACCTGCCCTCTACGCAAATCCTTGTGAAATATAACTGGGTCATTTCCTCCAAAGCACATATGGAACAATACATCGCGTAACCATAATCGGTACTAGGGCTACCATTAATGGTCGTAAGTCCACCGACATTGGTGAATAGCGCCCGCTTGTTGACAGGACCTCTCTCTGCCTGTCCCACAATAGCTCCTACGGACGTAGCTTGGTTTTGAACAATTGCGGATAAATCAACATCCCTAGCGTACACGCCCGGAGCGATGTAGACCGCCATATCTGGACTCCTACTCAGTAAAAGATAGAGTGGATCATACCCACGTAACCAAGTTCTTTTCCTTGGTCACAGAGATGGAATATTTAGTCTGTTACTGTAATAGGCTGGTAATTCATTCAGAGTTATCTGTTTGGAGGCTGGCCAGCTAGTATTCTTAGGCTCAGCTTAACACCCTTTGGAAGCTTATCGACTGGCGAAGGAATTGTTGTGTGTTTCTTAGGAGCAATCCAGTACGTTTTTCCGTCTTTACCTTTGATAGATTTCTGCACGGTATTCCTATTGTAGAGAGTAGTAGCCATTGCATTATCTCCCAGAGTTCTGATCCGGTTCCAATGGAGTGTTTGAATCTATAACAACACCGTCTATTTGAATTGTAGGTGGAGTAACAGGTTCATTGTAAGTAAGATTAATCTCGTAGATACGCTTCGCAGGTTCAGACTCACCTAGAATACATCTACATTCAAGTGGAAGTAGAATTGAATAAAGCGGACCCGTACCGGCTATTCTATCAGTCATAGTAGGTGTTTTATCGTATTTGGGATTACCTATCTCAATCCTATATGGAGAAAGGATATTCAAGACAGCTGAAGGATAATTATACCCACAGGACTTATCTCGAATACCTTTTCTATATAACCCATCGAATAAACACTCCATAATTCCCATATTAGAATCGTATATTCTCAAAGTATAAAGCAAAATGGCCGGAACAACGAGAACTTGCGTATCAGGATCACCTTGAGGTTCACCAGGGTGAGTACCTAACCAAGGGTCCCATGGACGTATCGCATGTTCATAGGTACGATGAACAACTTCACCAGTATACCTATTAAAGAACGCAAACGGCACTTGTAAATTAGGTGCTGCATCAGAACCATTCTGCATTTTGAATATTTGAGTAGCCATAGCTAAATCATCTGACGGAGAGTAAATAAGACGACTAGGATCAGTCCAATAATTTGGCGCAATATAATTCAACAACTCGAAAATACGTGCTTGGATTTGTGCCGTTATTTCTGTTAAGGTACAAAAGCTTTGTACTGAACTAGCATCGACAAGAGTATTCGTATCCTCTAGTAACCGAAGAGGATCAGTAGTCCCCATCTTCATAGGACTATCTGAACTACGCGTTGGCTGAAGAGGGACAGGCTTCCCCATAGTTAGAGGCAGACCTGACGAAATACGTGGTAGAGGAACAGGCTTCCCCATAGTTAAAGGCGGACCTGACGAAATACGTGGTAGAGGAACAGGCTTAGTAATAAATCGATTTGGATTACGTGTATGGATAGCGGTAGGTTGTTTCCTTTGATTAAGCATCATTATTCATTGTCACTGATGATTGTGCAGTAATTGAAATAGATGCAGCAACACCAATTACTTCGCGTACTGGGGAGAGATAAGCTACTCTGGCATAAACACTTTCAATATGCTTTACTTGTGTACTGAGAACACGCCACCACCTACTTTGCATGCCACCAGCAAGGCTCCTGACCGCAATCTGAATAACAGAATCATTCGGTACATAGTCATCCGTCTTTATCAAAGCTTCAAGCGGCAATTCAGGTTCGACACAATAACCTAGAACGTCGATAACTTGATAGTATTTATTGTATTGAGGTACTACTGAAATATCATCCTCAGGCAAGTAGGAAGAAACAAAGTCACCATAATAGTTCATAGAATTCTCGACATCAGGTCTCCTGATCTTCGTAACAACTCCCGCTCTGTCAATGTCAGAATTTCTAAGGGCGGCAACGTAGTCAACCGCCCTGTTTGCAAGCTGACGATAGGACATGACTAACGCTTATACTGTGTCCCTGCCGCAGCGTGAAACCTTGAGTGATCGAAACGTGGGTTGTCTTTGGAAAAGATACCAGCCTGGAAATCGGCCATCTCTTGGCGCTTATGAGGGTCTTCTATTGCACGAATGGAGTTGGCAGCAATTTGAAAATGTTTCCTTGTCGCCATTTCATCCAAGGCGCTTCCAGCGGGATTGTCCTTACTCTCATTCAATTGAGTCCCACTGATAGCTCCAACGTTGGTAAACCAATACGCTGCCCCTCTCGGACAGCCTTCTGAAGCATAACGCTTAGCAACAGCCAAACGTTTAGTCTCAAAATCACTTCTGGCGCCCTTCATCAAATCAACTGTAGCTGACTCCAACAATGCGCCAGCCTTATATCTCTTCACCTCGTAAAGAGAATTGCCCACCTTCGCTACTAGATATGTGTCCAGCGACATTGAAGCCTCCGCGTTGAGAGCCTATCTCGGAACTGTAGTTTTAATTAATCCTCAATCGTCATCCGGATCATGCGGGAAACTCTTGTCCTTATTTACCTTCTTCATCCACTTCTTCATTTTCTTCTTGCCGCCCCAAGTAGCTGCAATTTCTTCTGGAGAAGAGTGACCTGCCCCGAAACGGCCGGAGTGCCCATAAGGTACTAATGACTTCTTTTCACCAACAACTGACTCAAGTGCTCCACCATCCCCTGCGCCTCTGTCTGCGCCTGTCGGAGGATCACCACCCAATGAGCAAATCAATGCGCCATTGATCATCATGAGTTTGCCGGGCTGGCCATGCATCTCACACGGATCGCCCTCGCAAGGCATTGCTTCACCCTCAGCTAAACAAGTGAACAATACTTGTTCTTTGGACTCCTTGATCTTGCAAACAAGATTGTCGCCAACCTTGCAAAGCTCGCCCTTCTTACCGTCTTTCTCGCAAGCGTCGCCTTCCTTACCTTGCTCGGTAAGAGTACTGTATCCGCTATAATGTTGAGTATAACTAATATCCTCAACCACGCAGCAAAGGTTCTTTTCAATGAGCTTAAGAACACCCTTGTTATCTGGCCCGCAAGGATCGCCCTCCAAAAACACTTCGTCAAGATCAAGGTCATCCTCATAGGACTCCTCGACCATACAAACGAAACTATCGCCTGACTTCTTCAGCCTACCCTTCTTGCCATCTGCCTGACAAGGATCGCCTTCCTTCTTTTCATCCTTGCCATCGTCCTCCACATAAAAGTCTTCATGTGGAGTTAGCTTAGTATAGAAGCTTTCGATTACCTTCTCTTCGTCAGGGTTTCTCACAGTAATCTCGATGAAGGAATCTTCATCCTTTTTGACAGTATCATAGTCCAAGGAAATCGGAATGGTCTCTAGTATGTTATACAGAGAATAAGGAGGAGCCCCGTTAATAGTAGCCCTAATCGAACTATCGACAACTCTCACTTTCCAGTCTTTGGGTGCAGTTTCGATAATTTTATCACAAACATACTCCAAAAGCAGATTGTCTATATCACCGTAAAGAGCTTCCGAGATAACCAAATACCGTGTATCCTGAAGCCTATTCTTTTCACGAACTGAGATAATGTTGATATTCTCGACCTTGACCTTTGATGTATCAATCCTGTCAAATTTTGAAAGTGTCTTCAATTTCTCCATAACCGAAACGTCTTTGGCAAGCGGTTTTACTGGAATACGTACGTGGGTAATCCCGTCTTTGACATAACTCTTCTGCAAAGAAGATTCCTTGTTGCTGAGGTAGGCTGTGACTAAATCAGGACTAATACCCTCCTTAAGCAAGGCGTCTGCCATTGTAGTATCAATGATCCCGATAACTGGGGAGAACTGGTCTTCGAAGAAAATGTTCTCAGCAATAAATTTCAAATCCTCCAAACGAGTAAACCTCAAATACTTGGTTTCAATAGTATTGACCTTGACCTTCTTAGATGCAAGGTCTTTTGAATCAGATAACTGTTCCACCTCTACAAGTCTGTGATGTACAATTATTGGATCATCGTTCTTATCGACTTCCAGTTGGAGGAATGCCCCTTTCGGATACGCAATCCGCTCGTTCTTTGTCTCGATAACCAGGGCAGTTCCAGCATAGACTGATAACTTCATGATTGAACTCCTTCAAAAGGTCTAACTGATATGATCCTGGCCACGTCACTAAAGTGTCTCTCAATCCGTGAGAGAACAACTTGTCGGGATTCGACCAACGTAGCGCACAGACTCATCTCGCCACTATCCTCTACGACAAGCTTGAACTCTGCTGGGCTTATCATATTAAGAAGATCTGCGAGTGCAGTATTATGTTCAACCTGAAGTACTGTACCACCGTTTCCTATAAAGGTATTGCCTTCTGGATCAATTACAAAAGAACAAGGCTCGCTCTCTCCAATTACAACTGTACCCCTGTCAGTAAAAACCTCAAATGACCGTACAACAACATGACCCGGTTCATTCATCTCGACAATTATCATTCAATCACCTACATCTTAGTAGTATTTAATGAGCACCAATTACCTGGAGGTATGACCCAAAATATAACTCGACTATTGTTATTAATTGAATGTGCTGTACCATTAGCAGAAGAGTCAATAGTATCAGTACCTACTTGTGCATAAACACGAGTTGCAGACCCAGCATCATTTATAAGAACACATTGTGCATTTTCTAATGCTGGAGGCATCTGTACACTTGCGTTTTGAGGACCTCCTGTAACTCGATTAATATAAGCAACCAACTGAGTTGCATCAGGTTGTGCTCCTGATGTTGCTGCGATAATATTGTCTTGATACGGTAATGTCTGACCAGGAAAGATCAGCCCGTCAGTCAAAGAAAGTGGAGGACCAACAGGACCAATGGGACCTTGTGTACCTGGGGGACCTTCGGGGCCGATGGGACCGGGAGGACCAGCCGGACCCTCAGGTCCAGGAAGCCCTTGAGACGCAGCTGACTGAAATATAGCCTCGTTCATATCATGAAGAACACCCCGGAGATTGGCGGGGTGAACAACACTCAAAGTACTGTTTGACGGAAAGACCGCACGACTTGAGCCGGGTACTTCAAGCTCAATTTTTGTGTCAAGATCAGCTTGTGTAAGAGCCATGGTTCACGCACCTATTCTCTTATAGAAGTCTGAATTCTGTAGGACAGAAGCTACAAGCAATTGGTGTTTACAAAGCCCTGGAATATTAAGAGGATTTTTAGGAGGATATCGAAGATCGTCTGGAGGAGTCTTGCGCACGTAAGGTCTAAACCTTGTACCGAACGAACAACCATTGGACATATTAGGCCATGAGAACCAAAAGTAATAAGCCTTGCAACTGCATCTACATCCAACCTTATTCAAAGGACTTGGTGGTGTTTTACCAATATCGACACCGTAAAATGCAAACTGGACGATGTATGCTTGATCTGGCGTTTCGCCGCTCTCTGGCTTACGGGGATGACGCCCTGATGCTCTAACAGTCGAAGTAACTACTTTCATCTTGGAGCCAACGAATGTCGTCACTCGTATACTCTCGACAACATTCATACCGTCCATATACCGGATCATAGCAACAGGAAGAACTGCCTGAGTACCTTGAACTAGCTGGAGGATATTTGGCATTGTTATAGTTTCCTGTAGTCTTTGATATAGTGATCAGGATCACGCACATGCTCAACACTACCTGCCCATGTCTTCGGACAAGCTCTAACATCATGATCATGGGCACCACAATAACTACAACGCAAGTTTCTACGATTAGCACTACCGTCGAACGTGCTCGGACAAAACCTAGAATTATGAGACATGGAACCACAATAGCTGCAATACATATTACTCAATCTCAGAAAGCTCCTCAGGCCCAAACTTTAGCACTCCCTGATACGGCTGTATTATCTTCAAGTCCAAATCACTTCCATCATAGCTTATTGTTACGTGAGGCTTATAGCTAGGATAATCCCAGGAAGCGCCAGCATCGCAAATCTGTTTCCATCTTTGTTGCAATTGACTAGACTCAAAGCGTAGAACTACAGCGCCTTCATCACCTAGTTGCTCAATAAAACGTTTACCTGAAGATACTGTAATAGTCTCACGAGAAGCGCCAATCTTATCCCAATCAATAGGTGTTCTAGAAAATGCTACAGTAACATGCATATCATCTAAATTTTTAAACCCATTGGCTTTCGCCCATGCAGTAAGGTCGTCCACATTTTGTAGAGTTCTTTTAATATACAGTGTCTTCTTACTAATCTCATTGATAACTCTAAGAACGTGGCTCATGTTCTTGATGAATAGTCCACTCCGATCGTTTGAGGAGTTCCGCCAACAGGGTTAGAAACTGGCCCTCCGTCATCAGTAGAATGAAAAGCATGACCCTTCTTAGTCTTGACAACTCTTCCCTTCATACCGGGCTGACCTATTATCTTTGTAACACCATCGTGCCCGTAAACTTGGTGACTTGGAATAGAGAAAGTAGGTTGATTAGGCCCGCTATTCGTCGTCCAAAAACCAGTATGATAACCGTATAACATGGCACCGGTAGTCCCAGACTGGGAAGTATCTTCGAGGACCTTGAGAACGTGAGACTTCATTTTGTCTCCGAATGTCTGCTGTACGGCTCTAGCGACAACACCTAAACCAGGAACAACAGCATCAAGACCAGCGGTTATACCTAAACCTATAGGATTATGGTATGATAAAGCTTTTTTCCCAAAAGATTTTACCCAGGATGGTTTATTCGAAGGAGTTGGTCCTTTGTGTCTTGCTTGCTTCTGTAAAGACTGTAATCCACCCGGAGACTTCACCTGAGGTTTCAGAGGTAAAGGAGATTGCTGTTGTCGTGCCAACCGCTGTAATGCCGATTGCCCTCGACGTTGCAATATCCCAGCTGCGCCCTGCAAGCTTTCAAGAGCCCTGAGAACGTGAGAAATGTTAATCCCCTACTTTGCTTTTCTCTTCAATTTCTCAATTTGGTGTGGCTGATAACCCTTGTCACTAAGGATTTTCTCAGCATCGTGCGTAGAAAGACCATGTAAATATTGTCCTCTCACAGGATTGCGAAGAGTCTCAATTGCATTCTTCTCCCGGCCCTTCTCTGCTTTGTGGTATATGGCAGTAATATCTTCATCGATCCCCGGCGCAGTTAACGCCTCTTGGATCATCTCACGGATAATGTTTCTTGTCTCATCTTGAGATGCAACCTGTGTAGTACTTATTGGCCCACCTGTACTTCTCGTCACGGTAACCTCAGCTGGAATGATACCGTTCATTCTACTAGGATCAAGGAATTGATTATCATCATTAGATGATAGCTCAAAAGACCAATTACCCATGACACCTTCAATAGGACGAATTATTATCTTGCCAAGTCCTCCCGTCGCCCTGCCAATGCTAAAATAATTAGCTACTTTGGCAAGTTGAGTTCGACTAGGAGAAGAGAAACGTAAGGTTACTGATTCTGTAATAACATCATCATCGTTCATACCCATAGATTCCTTCCCTTGTAACAAGAGGTTCTTGCCAGCTGCTTCAATCAAACTATTCACAGCAGATTGGGCAAATGCCAATGGTTTCATCTGAGACTCCTTAGAAGGATGTTCTTTGTTATACTTCTCCCTATTAGCACTATGCCTCCGCATTGCAACATTGAGAACCGTATTTCTATGCGCACTGGACCAGTTCTTGGTTACATCGTGGATACGCCTACTCACGAAATCAAAAGATGTTGTCGGATGTACTTTATCTACAATAGCATGAATATCATCACGGAGTTTTAATGATGCAGCTGACATGACCTCAGAAACAATCATCTTCGTAGACTCCTTAGGAGTTACAACACAGACTAACTTACCGTTAACTATTTGCATTGTCCCATGCCGACCACCGATCATACAGGGATGGTCCACCTGATCAAGCCACTCAGGAGGGACATCACGATGGGCAGGAGTCCACTGGTAAGGATTGACCCCTAGCGAACCTGGAAGAGTGGTGACAGCTTCCTTCATGTTGACTGTTCCTGCTAACAAGTCTATTCTACCTCAGGAGAGTTCAAATGACTAGAGGAATTGACATCACGGGACAGCGTTTCGGTAGACTTACTACAATTGAACGCACTGACAAAAGAACAAGCAACACCATAGTATGGCTATGTCAATGTGACTGTGGGACAAAAACCTTTGTCAACACCAACAATCTTCGATCAGGAGGCGTCATATCATGCGGCTGTGCTAGTATTAAAAATCTCACTGGACGACGCTTCGGTAGGCTAACTGCGATTAAATATACTGATAAAAGAGTGAGTGGTTCAGTTATGTGGCTATGTCAGTGCGACTGTGGCAATGAGTGCATTGTAGCTTCCTCCGCTCTACAAAATGGAAATACCCAATCATGCGGTTGTCTTCATAGACGACCCAGGACTTATCTTAAATACTGACCGTTAGGATTAATAAGCCTAGTCATAGGTTTCTTTCTCTTCTTTTTCATCCCATCCGATCCCCAGGTGAAATCGAGATTGGTGTCAGTAGGACTAGCTGCAACTTTAGGAATACGATGAGGATATCTGGCTTCACCCAAATCTAACGCAGAACGTAGTTCATCATGAGTGGTAGCCCTACTGGCGTTTATTCTATGTCTAATAGCTTTCTTGTTTATATGACCCTTGACTTGAGAAAACACGCGCTTGACTGCATCATGTTCAAACGAAGAAGGTAATTTCTTCCAATCAGTACGACTAGCTGAACGACCTATTTGTTCCTTAGCCCAATCACGTATCTGGTCATTACCATGAAATGGTCCTTTGTCTTCAATCAGACTGATGATTTCTTTTACGTACGACACATTATCCCCACATGACGGTAGTAATCTGATTCTGGAATAGTTCTTTTTCAACGTCGGTTTTTAGCTCGTCTCTTCTCTTAGAAAGGTATGTAAGGTCTAGTTTGAAGTCTGCGACAACTTGAATAGAGCCTCTAGCATTGAGAACAGAAGTTATAAATTCATAGGCAGTAATCTTACGGAGCATGTCAATATGCTTGTTAGGAACATATAATAATCCTGCGTCTTCGGTAAATCCAAACGCGTGAAATGCAGTAAACTGGCCATAAGCATTGGGAGTCAAAAACCTGACAACCCTCAATACCTCGTCATAACTAACCTCAATCTCACCAGTGATAATGCTAACTTCAGTTCGGTATCTAACAATCTCTGCAAGATCGAGCGCACCTGGATATACCTTGTAGGATGGATTAGGATAAGGTACCCCAAGTAAATACGAATCAATATTATTACCGATTGCCCCAAGAGCACCATCCTCAACGCGAGTAACACCCAAATAAAACGCATTAACTTGGGCATCTGGATTTCCCATAAACGCCATGTTCATAATATTATCGACACTATCTATTACCGTACCCTGAGCCTTGGATGTATACTGAGTCATCCAAGTATGTGGAAATGCAGTCCAATAAGATATAAGAGCTAAGTTAATAGCATTCTGTATTGCATCAGTTTCTTCAGTAAGTGCACAAACGATAGGATCACCTAGTTGTGACCTTAGATAATTCTCAATCGCAGTTTGCTTGTAATCAGTACCAGTCATAGACATCAAATTTTTCCGTACTTATGTTTGATGTAACTGATTGAATGATGATACTCCTTGTCCTTAAGTAAGTCGTCATGTTGGCCAGAAACGATGTTGTGTATCACTCTAGGATCATCTTCGGCATAGCGAGCATGAGCGTGCCATGGACGATGAACCGCGATAATCTCATGTGGCTTGACATCCTCACCAGTCACGAAGGGAGGGTCCCATCGACTCTTGTGGACATGAAACTCCACAGTAGGTGTCTTATCCGGATTACCATAAAAACCTCTTTCGTCGGCATATATCCCTCTAGGTCCCTCAATCCCTTTTGCCTTTGAAAACTGCAAACCATGATGCTTGATAGCTCCAAGGTTCTCTTCACTGGTTTGGTGATAGAGGCGAACATGATCGGCTGGAATAGGAGTAGTACCTGGGCGAGGAGGCAGTTTCCAGTCTATAGCTTCAAGCGTATTTAGTACGTAACTCATTTAATGAATGAACTTGGCGATCCCACCAAATAACTCTGCCGCGATCCAGACAGCAACAGCAAGCCATCCGAAGTGCCATGGTGTGGGGTTGATGCTTCTG